AATTCTGGAAGAAGTAATATGAGCACAAAAAATGATATAACAGGCGACAAGATACAATCCAGAGTAAGTACTAGTAAGTACGGAGACGCTTGGGAGCTTATTTGGGGCGAAGAAAGAAAAACTAGTATTCGTCAAAAAGAGCCAGAAGATTCTGAAGACCTTACAGAAATGGACTATTGCAGACGCTATAGTAAAACTAGATCAATGGAACAAGACTAAACATGGCTATTCAAATAAGCCGGAAGGACATAATTTCAGACTACTTGTTTGATTATGCCCAAGAAGATAAGTATCTAAAGCTGCAAGTAGAGCCTTACATGGAGTTATTAGGAATAGAGCCCTTACCTTCTCAGGTGGCTATTTTAAATGCAATTAATAACCCAAAATATCGTTTTGTATGTGCAGCACTGTCTAGACGGCAGGGTAAGACTTATATAGCGAATATTATCGGTCAATTAGTATCTCTTGTCCCAGGCTCTAACATATTAATCATGTCTCCGAACTATTCACTTTCGCAGATATCTTTTGACCTACAAAGAAACTTAATTAAACACTTTGATTTAGAAGTAACTAAAGACAATGCAAAAGATAAAGTAATTGAAATATCCAATGGTTCTACTATACGAATGGGCTCTGTGAATCAAGTAGATTCTTGTGTAGGTAGATCTTATGATCTGATTATTTTTGATGAGGCAGCTCTCGCAGACGGTAAGGATGCTTTTAACGTAGCTCTGCGTCCTACTCTAGATAAAGCTAACTCTAAGGCAATTTTTATATCTACTCCACGAGGCCGGAACAACTGGTTCTCTGAATTTTTTGATAGAGGGTTTACAGATGATTTTCCAGAGTGGGCGTCAATTAAAGCAACTTATAAAGATAATCCTCGCATATCTGAAAACGATATTATGGAAGCTAGAAAGTCTATGTCAGAGGCTGAATTTAGACAAGAGTATGAAGCTGACTTTAATATTTATGAAGGACAGGTTTGGAACTTTGATCACGAAAAATGTGTTATTAACTGCGACGGAATGGAAACTCACCAAATGGATATTTTTGCTGGTCTGGACGTGGGCTACAGAGATCCTACCGCTTTTTGTGTCCTCGCATACGACTGGGACGAACAAAAATACTACTTATTAGATGAGTATCTTGATGCCGAAAAAACAACAGAACATCACGCACGTGAGATACAAAATTTGGTGGATAAGTGGGATATTGACTATATTTATATTGACTCTGCTGCTCAGCAAACTCGATTTGACTTCGCACAAAACTATGATCTCAGTACTATCAACGCTAAAAAATCCGTACTTGATGGAATTGCACATGTAGCCTCTATAGTTGACAATGATAGTCTTTTTGTATCAGAAATGTCTAGAAAGCATGTCAGCATTAGACCAATATCAGTGGGATCCCAACCCAAACCTAGCTCGAGAAAAGCCAAGACACAATAGAGCATCGCATATGGCGGACGCTCTGCGATACGCATTATATTCATTCGAAACAAGCAACAGCGGGTTTTGATGATACATGGTCAAAAATAGTATTTGACATAACACCTCAAATTAGATATACTTTCGGTTATACAAAATGGATTTAAAAAGAGATATAGTAAAATACATAAGAGATAAAGCAAAGAATAAGTATGAAAAAGGCACTCAGTGTTATATTTGTGGAGAAGTATCTCAATTAGACTTTCACCACTATCATACCTTAAGTCCTTTGGTTCATACTTATGTAAAAAGAAACAAGCTATTACCTGAGAACATATTATCTTTTAGAGATGAATTCATAGAAAAGCACTGGGCAGAGCTATACGAACATACAGTTACCTTGTGTCATGCGCATCATTTGCAGTTACATAAAGTCTACGGACGTAATCCAGGACTAGGCACCGCGAAGAAGCAAGAAAATTGGGTAGAGATTCAAAGAGAAAAACATGGCATGGTATGATACATTTATAGGACGTAAGCCAGTAGATTTAGACGAAAAGCTAAATCCTGCACAGTCATATTTTGACCATAAGACAGACTCTTCGAGAGAGTTTACGTTCAAATATGAAAGAGCGTATGAAGATCTAGAAGTAGTAAACAGAGGTGTAAACCTCATTGTAGATGATGCAGCGGAAATACCGACTGCTGTTGGACCTCAGATTCAAAACTTAGCGAGTGTAATAAAAGGAATTAAGAGATCGCGAGTCTCCTTACTCCTGAATAAAGAACCAAACCCATTCCAAGATATTAGTACGTTTAGGCGTAATCTTATTACGGATTTCTTGCTTGATGGTAACATCTTTGTTTACTTTGATGGAGTGCACTTATATCACTTACCATCAAGCAAGATGGTTATACACGCTAGTGATTCTACTTATATTGAGAAGTTTACTTTTAATGAAAGAATTGATTATAGACCTAGTGAAATTATACATATCAAAGACAACTCTTTCTACTCTATTTATAGGGGAGTATCCAGACTAAAACCCGCTCTTCGTACAATGATTCTAATGAAAAGAATGAGGGATTTTCAAGATAACTTTTTTAAGAACGGAGCCGTTCCAGGATTAGTACTCAAAAGCCCAAATACTTTATCAGAGAAAATTAAAGAAAGGATGTTACAATCCTGGAGCATTCGTTACAAACCAGATGCAGGCGGAAGAAGACCTCTTATCCTAGATGGTGGAATAGAGATTGATTCTTTTGCAAACGTGAACTTTAAAGAACTAGACTTCCAGAGTGCCATTTCGGAAAATGAAAAGATTATACTAAAAGCACTTGGCATACCCCCTATTATGTTGGACTCCGGAAACAATGCAAATATTCGCCCAAATATGCGAATGTACTACTTAGAAACTGTCTTACCTATTGTTCGTAAGATGAACTTTGCATTTGAAAGATTCTTTGGGTTTGAACTAAAAGAAGATGTTACAGATATTCCTGCGCTTCAGCCGGAGTTAAGAGATCAATCACAGTATTATACTTCATTAGTAAATGCTGGGGTTATCACTCCAAATGAAGCCAGGGACCATTTAGGGTTTGACGCAGTAGAAGGTTATGATGGTCTTCGAGTACCAGCAAATATTGCAGGTAGCGCAGCAAATCCAGATGAAGGCGGTAGACCAGTAGAAGGAGATGACACCGATGGCTAGATTACGAGTAAGAAACCAAATTTTAGAAGAGATTGGAATGTTCATGCTTGAAAAAGGAAAAGTTCTTGAAAAGCATGATTATGACCAGCTTGGAAACGAGGTTCCTATTCGTTCAGGGATGGCCCTCAATCATTTTGGCAGTTGGTCAAGATTACTTCAAACACTTGAAGGAAGTCTCCCAGCATTATGGACAGAGATTAAGAAGGCGGAGAATCCTCCCCCTCCTAAACCTAAGCCTAAGCCTGCCCCCAAAGCTGTTCCTAAGCCTAAGCCTGCTCCAGCAGTAAAGAGCACAGACGAGAAGTAATATGGATAAAATTTTTAATTTAACGTCTACTTTTAAGACACACTCTATAGATGACGGATCAGTAATGATTCGCGGTATGGCAAGTACCGCTGATTTTGATCGTGCAGGAGATTCTATCTCCAGTGAAGCATGGGCAAAAGGTGGACTAAAGAATTTTGAGAAGAATCCTATCATTCTTTTCAATCACGACTATGATCGACCAATCGGTCGAGCTACAGGCCTTAAAATAACAGAGAACGGCCTGGAGTTAGAAGCAAAGATTAGCAAGTCTGCACCTGCTAATGTTTGTGAACTAGTTAAAGAAGGTATCCTTGGGGCTTTTTCTGTTGGTTTCCGAGTCAAGGATGCTGATTATATTACGGAAACTGACGGACTAAAGATTAAGGACGCTGAATTGTTTGAAGTATCGGTTGTATCCGTTCCTTGCAATCAAGCAGCCACTTTCTCTCTGGCGAAGTCTTTTGACTCACTAGCTGAGTACGAAGAATTCAAAAAAACTTTCATAAATAGTGTCGAACTAGCCGAGCCGTCTCTGGCTAAGGATGAAAAATCATTACTAGCTAGTGACGCACCGGATGGGGCTAATGCCCAAAAGGAGACTAATATGTCGGAAGGAATTAATACTCCCGAAGTCGACTTGGAAGCTTTTGCTAAGAAGGTAGCAGAGGAAACTGCTGCAAAGATTGCAATGAAGCAAGCCGAGCAAAAAGCAGCTGAAGTTAAAGCTGTACAAGAAGCCGAAGAAAAAGCCGCTGCAGACGCAGAAGCTAAAAATCTTCAAGCTGAAGAAGTTAAATCAGCAATTAGAACTGGCGTAGAGTCAGGGGCCGAAAAGCTTCTTAGCGATATGCAAGAAAAACTTTCTGCTAAAGACGCAGATATGGGTGAAGTCCTTGCTCAGTATAAGAAAGATCTCGAAGAGAAATCTGAAGAAATCCAGAAGATGCGTGAGTCTAAGCGAGTATTCGCTGATCGTGCTGAAAAATCTGACGTCAGTAAGTGGGGCCAAGATTTCTTGAAGGCTCACATGTTGGGTGTTATGACTCAAAAAGGTTGGAATACTTCTTTTGCACAAGATCTTCAACAGAAAGCCGGTATCGACTATGCAACTAATGCTGGCGATATTGACCAAGAAGTTTCTCGTTTAATCGAGAAAGAAATCATGAATGAGTTGAAAGTAGCTCGTTTGTTCCGCGAAATCCCTGTTAATGGTAAGTCTACAGTTCTTCCTATCCAGGTAGACGTAGAACCAGCATCATGGGCAAGCGGCGCAGGTGCAACTGAGCGCGCAGGTACTTTAGAGAACCGCGGCGCAAGCAACTCTACGTATCAGCCTAAGCAAGTTATCTTGAATGCTTATCGTTTGATCTCAACCACCTTTATGGACAACGAAGTTGATGAGCAAACTCTTATTAACTTGATGCCTATGTTGGTTGAAGGTGTAGCACGTGCACACGGGCGCGCTGTAGAATCGGCCTTCCTTTTAGGTAACGGTACTATTTCCGGTCTTGATGGACACGGTGCAGCTTCCTCTATTACTCACGATATCTCTGGTGACGGAGCTGCGGGTACTTCTTTCAACACCATGACTGGTGCTGACTTGTTGAATGCTCGTAAGGAAATGGGTAAGTATGGTTTGAATCCTTCCGATGTTACTTTCATCGTCAGTCAAAAAATGTACTATGATTTGTTAAGTGATTCAGCTTTCCAAAGCTTAGACGAAGTCGGTACTGAACTGGCTATCAAAGTAACGGGTACTGTTGGGGCTGTTTTCGGCTCTCCAGTAATCGTTTCTGAAGAGTTCGCCGCAGAAGGCGCTGGTGTACCAGTAGCCTTTGCAGTATACGCACGAAACTACGTAACTCCACGACTCCGCGGTGTAACCGTCGAGCAGGATTACGAAGTATTGAATCAGCGTCGCGTAATCGTTGCCAGCCAATCTTTGGGCTTCAACGAAATCGTCGCAGGTGCAGGCGCAGATCAGCCTTGTATCAAGATCGATTCAGTAGCTTAATAACAGCTAGAGACTGAGGGGGAGGGTTTCCTCCCCCAAGGTTTTTATTAATGGACTTATGGCAAACTTAATTACATTAGCAGAGTATAAAGAGTCAGAGGGAATTCAGTCTCCAAAAGAAGATTTGAGACTGAACTCTTTAATTCCATCCGTGAGTCAATTAGTAAAAACCTATTGTGGGAATAGTTTAGTAGACTACTTTGCCACTAACAAGACCGAAACTTTTAATATTACTTGGAACACATATGCGGTTCAGTTAACAGAAACTCCTGTTAATACAGTAGTAAGTGTAAAAGAAAGATCTTCTTATGATTCTTCTTATGAAACACTAACAACAACTGATTATCAGTACTACTTTGATTACAGTACTGATAGTATTTTAAGAACAAATCAAGGTGGCTATATGTTTTGGCCCCATGGCCCTGGCTCTGTAGAAGTAGTTTATAAGGCAGGATACGATACCTGCCCCGCAGATCTAAGATTAGCAGTAATTGATTTGGTTACGTACTATCTTAAAGATGAGCATAAAGAACGAAGAACTCTTGGTGCAGCAAGCATCCAGAACCAAGCGTCTACTAGTCAACGTGATAATGTGGCATTTCCTGACCACATTAAACGAGTCTTAGACTTGTATAAGAATTTTTAATGGCTAAGCTTATAAAGCCAAGATCCGTAAAAGGTATAGCAGGTACTCTTAGTAGAAGACTTTTTCTAGAGTCAAAGGTTTTAAGGAAAGCTATTGATAGAAATCCTCAAGTAAAGCAAATACTTCAGGTAGATGGAGAGTTTGCTAAAAAATACGAAGAGTTTAGAAAAGCATATGAGAAAGCTAGCAAAGGGATGTCTCAAAAAGACAAAGAGTCGTCTAGAAAAACTTTTCAAGTAGACGGTCAAGCCTTCCAGATAAGAACAGGTAAGAAGATAGTAGATAAAAAAGCTAATTTTAGACAGCAAAAAAGGGTGGCAGCAAAACTTTTTCCTGATCTATCTGAAAGCTACGAGTTAGGACATAAAAACATAAGTGTACTTAGAGGCTATATAGCACTGGCTTTAGATACCTTTGAGGACGATCCAGACTTTACCCAGGATGAAAGAAAAGCTTTATTAGCTCTTTATCAGATAACTGGAGATATAGACAAGATAGACAAGATAGTAGGCTCTACATCAGAAAATAAGATAGAGCTAATCGATAAATTACGCGCAGCGGTAGAGTCAGGAGCGGACCTAAAAGTAGACTGGACAAAAGATGTAAGTTTACTTCGTGGCATAGAAGGTACGATAGAGTTAGAGCTAGAGTGGAAAGAATTAAATCAATTTAAGGGACGTTTATCAGCTTGGGTAGGCGGCATGTTTGCTGATATAGTAAAAGGAAGTATGGACTCTTTTACCAGAGACCTTGGAACTATGGATATAACAGATCTTCGTGGATCTCGTACTATACCCGAAGATTTAGAAGAAATGATTGTTTCTACTATTGACCCAAAAAAGAAATACAGAAAAAAGAAAACAAAAGGTACGGCAATATCTGCAAGTAAAAAGAAAGCCCCTGCTAAAACAGCTAGAAAGCGGTTAAGAAAGATTAAACAAAGACCAGCAGGAAAGGATCGACGATCAAATCAATCAATTTCAGTAACAGGACTATTGACATTATTAAATGCAAAGCTACCGGATACAGTAGCTAAAAACATGGGAACACCCGCACTAAACTATAGATCAGGAACATTCGCAAGTAGTGTACGAGTAACAGATGTTTTAGCAACTCGTTCAGGGTTA